TGTCTCCGGTCAGTGCGATCTGCCGCTCAAGCTGTTCGGTAATCGAGGTGTAGTTTCGCAGCAGTGCTACAGCAGCTTTATCCTCTTCCGTCTTGTTTTCTTTAACCTTTCTAGTCTTCTCGACCTGAGATGCGAGGTAAGCATCCTTCTGGCGGTCAATATCAACCTGTGCAACACCAGCGGCCACGCCAGCCTCTTGAATGCGCTGAAGCTCGATCTGATTGCGCTTGGCCTTATCGGTGGATGCAACGATGGTGTCCCAACTACGCGCCCTATCAGCAGTAGCCTTGGCAGCGTCCTGCTGCCTCTTCAGCTCAGCGCTATCAATTGCAGCCGTATCGCCGGAACCTGCCGTGCTATCGACTGAGCTACTAACGCCACGGAAGGCATTGCCGCCGAATCGTGTAACGATGCCAGCGGGCAGGCTTAGCGCCCCAATAGTGCCAACCACAAACTTACGCTGAAGCTCACTCAGCCCCGCAACGCGGTCAGCGAATGCCTGCAATGGACCTTGGGCGCGGTTGATGCCAGTGACAACTGCATCCCATGCCTCGCCCGTCTCATTCTTGATGTTCTTCCATGCGGTCGATACCAGGCCCAAGCTAGCTTCAATCTCGGTAGCGCGCCCATTTACCGTATCCGCATAAATGCGAGCCGCTTCCGTGGCAGCATCTTGGAATCGGCCTTCCTCTTGAAGCGCCTTCACGCGCTCATACTGAGTTCCCGTAAGGAAGCGCTCAGTTTCATTCAACTTCAGCAGTGCGTTGACTGGATCACGTGCAATATCGTTGAACTTGGACGTGATCGTGTCTACAGAGTCTCCCGTGACTGCCGACCACCTAAGCGCCGATTCGGTAGCCAGCCGGAACTGCTCGCCGGTCAGCCTGCCACTAGCCGCCACCTGAGTAAGCGCCTCTAGGGCCTTGCCACGGGTCACGCCGTCGATGTTGTCGTAAGCATCAGCAAGACGATTCAGTTCCTCGCTACTTGACGCTGCGTAGCGTCCACTAGAGATTAGCGCCTTCTCCAAATCCTCTTGCTGCCGTCCAGCCTGATACCAGGCAACGCCAAGAGTGCCGACCGCAGCCGCCGCTACAGTAAATGGGTTTACAAGGCTCAATACTGAAGTTGCGAGCGCCTTTGCAGCATTACCAAGGCCGCCCCATATATCCCTTAGCTGTCCGCCCTGTTGCAGGGCAACCATATAAAAAGGCTGCCCAGTAGCGAGCCCAACACCAATATCCGTCAATTGCATGCTAGTAATTCTAAGATTATTAGCATACTGACGTTGACTCATACCTGCTCGCTGTGCAGCAGTGTCAACACCAGTGAGCAAAGAACGCTGCGTCTTTAGCTGGTCGTTGTATCTCTGAAACCCCTCAACATCAAGCGCTCCGGAGCGCCTAAATGCAGCCAGCTTCCTTTCGCGCTCATCAAGGCGATCCAATGCAGCAACAGTTGGGTCAATCTGTCCAATTAGCTTGGCAAGCTCCTGCTGCTGATCCCTGATGCTGTTATTGGCCTTCTGTGCGCTAGCAGCACGGCGAGCATCCTGCGCAGCCATCTCAGCCGCGCGCGCATTGATCTTCTGCTGTTCTGCCGATAGATCGCTACTGGCCTTAGACAGCCTTTCGGTAGACTTCTCAGCCTTTGCACCGGCAGCAGCAAGGTTTTCTAGACTTGATGCCGCCTGATCGGCATTTGAATCAATCTGGATGCCGAGTTGTGCAAAGCTAGCCATCTTCTTTTTTCTCCGCCAGCGATTCTAGGGCGACTTGTTCCATGATACGGACCGAGGCGAATACTTCGGCGCGATGCTTCTTCCTCACCCCCACCATATCCATGACTACGGGCATTGCAGCGTAGTCCAGCCCGGTTGCCCCTGCCATGCCTACTCGCCATTGTGACCCCATAGCCTCAAAAACGTAGAAGGCATCTGCGTTACATTCCCAAACTTCGATGACCATATCTGACTCATCGAAGTCTTCGGGATCAAAGCCTAGCGCCTCCATCGTCTTCAAATCCACCGAGGAGGCGTAAAGCTCTTGGGCAACCTCTTTTAGTTTCCCTGACGCGCCTTGTCGTATGCAGCAAAGAAAGCATCTTCAATGGCATGCGTGATATGGGTGCCCTCAGATACAGCGATGCGCAGATTTTCATCGTTGTATTCCTCATCGACACCCCATCCCGCAATGATCGTCTTCAGAAACTCAAACTCATAGGAGATGGCTTTATGGGCAATTTCGCTATTGCTGGACTCATTCTTAGCCAGCTCAAGCAGTGAATTGCTGTATTCCGTCTTCTTGGCCTGATATTCCGCAAGCGCCTCACGACCCAAGTAATTGAAGGTGAAATCAATCTCTACTGGATCGCCGCCCACCACCGGCCATTTGACCTTGGCCGGAAAGGTGGGATTGCTCTTGATGGAAAACTTCTTACCCACAAATCTCTCCTATTAGGGGGCCGGATACTTGGTAATCTTCGACACCGCAATGCCCACGGCGCGGGTCATGACTTCTCCACGGCTCATGGTGCTATCCGGGCTGATCGAGAAGCTACCTGCATACAGCTTTTCCTTCAGACTGCGAAGGATGATGCGCAGAACCGAAGTCTCCTGCGTGTCGCTAAGGTCTTCCAGAATCGCAATCGACGGGTTGGTGTCGTCGTCGGAAACCTGCATGGTCCAATCAATCGGGCTGAAGCCATTGAACAGGCGCTTCGGATTGTCTTCCTGCAAGCATTCCACGTCCACATACTGCGGCTCACCACCGGACAAACTGGAATCGGTGATGCAGGGAACGTCCTGCCAATCCAGAACCTGATTTACCAAGCCAGCGCCGCCACCAGGCGGGTACTTGACGATATTGGTCGTGTTAGCGCCAATCAGCGTGAAGGTATCCGCCGTAACCACGCCGACCTTATAAGCCTGCTGATCCAGCTCGCACCAGCCCGAGCTAACAATTACGTAATCGCCAGCAGTAAGGCCATGACCGACTGAAGTAAGCACAGGCGGGGCTGCATTGGTGATGGTGGTGAAAACGATAGCGTCATCCAGAGCAGTTGCGATCTGCACCGTAGCGCCATTAGGGAGGGCCATACGCTTAGCCATTTTAATACCTCTTATGTAGAAACTACGCCACGGTACGGGATCGTAACGGGAACATTGTATCGTGAATCTTCGTAGATAGTAGGCCCTTGGTCTACTGCGTCGGTGATGCTTCCATTGAATGCTGCAACTCCAATATCTGAGTCAACGGGAAACAAAGATTGAATCTCGCTAATAAGACCTTCGGCTACATTGAAAGGTTGAGAAGGGTCACAGCAAATCATGACTTGGTATAGGCCGATATAGGTAATCTCATCCCCTTGCAGACACTCAGTCCGCGCCGAGGCGGGCAGGAGATTGCCCTTGATGAAGATGGGCCGAGACAGGTCAGCCTTCTGGATTCCAAACACAGATGGCAGGACGGGACTCTTAGCCTTTGCCCAATTGAAAATCTTCGTCTCAATGGCGGAGCGGGCGAGCGAATGGCTCATTACTGATTCTCCCTAATAGCCTGCTGCACCAATTCCTGAAACCTAGCTTGGGCGATACGGATTATTCCCGTGGGCGCCTGCGTTGAATGTCCGAATTCCAAGGGGATCGCGTATTTAAGGTTGTTCTGAATGAATGCAGCCTGCCCAAAAGTTAGCGATTGGACCTCAGCCAGCATTGCTGCCAAAGTCTCTCCACCTTCCTTGTCAGGAGTATCAGGGACAGACGTGTCGTAGCCATCAATGCTCAGCCGCCATGCTCCACGGAATGTGCCAACATCCACGGGCGATAGCCGGATGATGACGCCAGCAACCAACATGACAACGTCACGGAATATCTCATCCGCCTGATCCATGGTTTCTTCAGCGAACTGCTCAAGCTGCTCAGCAAACGATCCGCTAAGTCCGCCAAACTTCCGCGTCATGTGATGAACATTAGATGCCACGGCAATGTGCCTTATAGAAGCAATTCAATCCAGCGTAGTCGCCCGGCCGAACTCCAATGACATTGTAGGAGCTGCCGTCGAAGTCGATAACGTCATTGGTGCTTGGCTTCGGCATATCCGTAACTAGGTCAACCAAAACAGGAGACACTAGGATCTCAACGTCACCTTCTAAGATATAGGTGTTATCAATGTCCTGAAGATCGAAACTGGTTCGCAGACCCGACCCCATGTATTCATCCCACGCCACATCCTGCCCGCCAGTTTCAGGATTGTACTCGCCAACCATCTTTTGGCGTAGCACTAGGCCAAGCCCCTTTCCCTGCGGCCTAGGAGCCAGCATCCGGATTGCGAGGGCGCGGCCTCTGTCGTGAATGTCAGCCATTAGAATCTCCTTCGGATGACATATTCTAGCGAACAGCGGCAGCCATATACCTCATCGTCAGGCGCATTTGGATCGGCCGGATACAAGAGTGCGTTTCCGTTTCCACTAATGAATACACCATTGAGCGGCTGCGCCTGACCATTCATAACCGCATGGCTATGGCGGACGCGCTCATCTCGCATGGTGCGCCACTTCTTACTCACTTGGTCCTGAGTAATCAGCCCACGCTCAACCATCTGCTGAACAGACTGGAATCGGCCCGAGTTATATGCCTGAGCGGCCATCGTCTCCGATAGCTGCTTAGAGTAGGACTTCAC